TCTCTTGCACGGTTGCAACCAAGGAATTGTGTAACTGTTTTATCGGTATAACTGATTATTTCGTCTTCTATCCTAAATTTACCGTTTGTTTCAGGCCATCCTAGTGTAGAGTCAACTGTAACAACAGTATCGGTCAAATTAGCACCTAAATCTTGTGCTAGAGTTGTTTTATACGGAGTTGCAAAGGTTCCGAGTGAATTATTGGTGTCTACGTCAATTTCGTAGATTGTTCCGTTCTCTGTAAAGACTTCTACGACTCCTTTGACGTAAATTCTCGCAAATCCGATATTTGAGTCGTTTGGATCCGCATCTTGGTACAATACTTCGCCTACAAGTTCTATTGGGTTGCCTTTTACAGGAACTGCACGGATAATTTCTCTAGAAGTGTAAAATGCATCACTAGGTTTAAATATTCGCTCTCTAGGATACGATACTTCCGACTCTACGCCAAAAAGTGACCTTAACACAAACTGGAATGACCTACTTGTGCCTTTTGACGAGTAGAAGTCCTTAATACGTTTAATTACGGTGCTTTCTGTAACACCATCTGCAAAATTCTTCGGAAATGTGTTTAGGAACTGTTCTTTGAACTTCCCAAGCATGTAAAGTGGGAAAATATTGTTCAAGTTAACAACTTCAGCACCTAGAGCGTGACTTGCAGCGACTGTAGACTCAAATTTGTAGTCTTCTCGTAATCCAACTGCTTTTACAGCGTTAAATCCACGTGCACAGTCTTGAAACAGCGTAGATCCTTTGCTCTGGTAGTAAATTATCTCATCATCTATTAATAATAGTCCTTCTGCAGGAAAATCACGAGTAGATTCAACGTCAACCGATGTAGAAGACGTTGTAAGTGTAGAAATTAGAGTTGTAGTGGTAACTAATTCGCCATAATTGTCAATATTGTAATAATCCGACCAGTTCTGTATTATATCGAAGCAATATCCCTTTAATTCTTGTGATTTATAATATTCTTTGACAAAATCTATAAACGTAGGAAACTCTTCCCGTATAAACTGCGGAAATTGCCCTGATATGCTTGTCGATATTTTTGATCTGGATTCTGGACTGACCTCAGACGGTACAGGTGGTTGTGTGACCGTTGTTGTGGGTGTTGTCCACGATCCAACTCTCCATGAACTATTTGTCATATTGGATTAATAGCTAGATTCTGGAATTACTCCTGTTCCAGAAAGATTTGAACCACTACTGATAGTATCTTCTATTACAGTAATTACTGAGTTATCTATACCCATAGTAATATAAGTTTCTCGCAGAGAAACCAAGTCATTTGACTTAGGTGTAGCTTTTATCTGCAATGTATCATTTGCTACACTAGTAGATTGTATTATCAAGTCATTAATTACAATCTCTCCCATATCATAATCCACAGATCCCCATAATCCATCAATATACTCAAACTCACCAGTTCCTTTGACGTAGTATAGTCTTAATGTGCCTGTACCATCGTCATTTAAGAAGTAAGTATTAACATCATCACCTACAATCTTAAATCCGCTTGATAATACAGCGGGATCTGTAGATGTTTGCTTGTTAATTCTGTTACCATAGCAAATTTTGTAGTTAACACGAGTGTTTAGATCAACTGTAACGTTCTTTCTCATTGTTACACGAGTAATATTAGACGTAATTGATCTTTCTGCAGCGTCAATGATGTTTTGAACCTTAGAATATTTGAATTTACCACCAAACTTGTTAAATTCACCACTTGCATTAAGTGCAGTTAGGGTAGTAATCACTAAATTCTTAATTTCAGCGGGTTCTCTACGTGTATTATTGGGGTTATAGTACACAAAACTCACTAAATCTATGAAAAGAATGGACGGATCAATGATTGTTGGTTGAATTGCAGCAACAGAAAACTCTCTGAGTTTCTTTAGAACAGAATTTTTCTCAGAAAGTGATAATTTATCTGCATTTTTAGGTTTGATTGCTAAAAATACCTTACCAAATTCGGGAGGTTCCGCTTCTTCTCCACCATAACATGCAATAGATGCGACGTTTGGATAGATTTGTGGTATGATTGCCTCGTAATCCCGCGTAGAAACTGCTCTACCAAACGCAGAATAGAATTTTGGTGCACTAAATTTGATAGATTCCGTAGATTCTGGTTCTGCACCTCCGTCTGGGAACTGAACTGCAGAGATAGAAATGCCAGAAGTTATCGCATTGTTCAAATTATCACGATAAGTTCCGATATTTTCAAAAACTTTTAGACCATTTGCTCCTCTTCCTGCAGAAGTTGTATATTTTACAGTTACAACATCTCCATTTTCTAAAGATTTACCTATCACACCGTCTCCAAATAGGATTTCTGGTATCTGATACTCACTCTCTTCTAAGAAAAATACCTTAGATGTAGAATCTATCTTAGTAATATCGGTTGCTTGTAAATATTTTTCTGTAATTGTACCAGAAGTTACCTCTACAATCATGCTTGTAGTGTCAACTCTCTCGTTAGTAAGTATAAATCTCTGTCTTTGTGTAGTATCTTTTACAAAAGTATCGGTTAAGAACAATCCCTCAAACAAAACTGTATTGTTAAATGACGCAATACCTGTCAAACTATCTACAGATTGCGAAATATCAGTCGGAACTGAGAATACAAAGTTGTTATTATCTAATCCTGTAAAGTTTAGAACCAGTCCTGCAGCGATTGTGACTGATTTAGGGTAAGGGAATGCTGTTTGTACAGCAATGTCAACTATGGTACGTGCTGATTTTGCAGAACTAGGTGTGTAACCAATCATTCTTGCAAGTTTTACAACGTTTTCTCGTAAAACTGCTGTTTCTAGGAACCCCTCATTGACTGCAAGGTTAGCATTTACACTGGTGTAATATGTGTTGTATGCTAATGTATCAATTAATACAGTAAGAGACGATCCCTCGAAGTCATAATCACTAAATTGCGACTGTGCCTTCAAATATTCTTTTATTTGTGCCTTGATCTGGTTGAACTCAAGGGCATTGACTTGATTAAATGCCATTATGGTTTAAATACTACACTAACATCATCAAATTTCGGTTTTAGACCAATTATCAGATAATTAATAGAACAATTTAATGCATTTCGATCTTCTTCAAAGTCTACAGAGACAGTAACACCTGTTACTCTTGGTTCATGTATCTCTATTGCCTCTTCAATCCTATTTTTGACCTCTAATTCTAATCCAGAAGTAGAATTCTCAAATAATAGACCAATGATATTGCCACCGAAGAACGGATCAAAAGGTTTTTCGTAAAAATTATATAAAACTATATTTTTTACTGATTCTTTGATAGCAGCTTCGTTTTTTAGAGACAAGATATCATTAGTCACTGCATTCTTCTCGAATGTTAGTGAAAAATCTCTAAAAGATTTTGATATCAAGGACATTGCGAACGTACTATACCTTCATCAATGTATTTATACTCGTTTTTCCAAATATTTGTCAGAACGCGGATCAGTAATAAGATATCGACAATATTCATTCCCATTATCGTAGAAATCGTCAGACATGTCTACGGGAATGTTAGCATTTCTCTTACCATCTATAATTCTATTTGCCTTGCCCACGATACCTCTTCTTTGCTCTGTTTCTAGAGGTTGCACCATACCTTGTATGCTTACCTCTACCTTGTGATGTCTTTTTGGGTTTTGTTTCTACCCCTACTTTACCCATGCTGTATTGTGTTGCCATAATTAACCTCCTGCAAAAACGTTTGATGATCCTGCTGCAACTGATGTGCAACCTGATATTCCATCCCCTACTCTACCACATCCTTTGCCATTTACAAATACGGTTGTACTCCCTGTTGCAATTGGTGCAGAATGACCAGGACAAGGGGAACCTGGTAATAAATGTCCTGTATTATTATCGCCCTGACGAGAGATACCTATACCATTACAAAAGACGTTAGAAGAACCTCCTGCTCTAGTCATACCAGAACAATGGGTTACATCTGCGTCTCCTATTCTTGTTACAGCGGGCATTACTTTCTCTCCCTTGATACTAGTTCTTGTAAGTATTGAGTATACTTGCTCATTTCATGATGCTGCTCCTCTGTATGAGGAGGTTCGGGTGACACTGGAGCAAACTCAATCAAGTGATCAAACTCGTCGGGAAGGTCACCACATCTATCGTATTCGAGGATCTTACCCTCGTCCTTTATTACGAACTTTCCTTCCAGAT